GATAGCGCAGATTTAGAAGGTAACATCAGAGTAAATCACGCAGAAAAAGAATATGAAATTTGTTCAGGAATGGTTGATGATGATCAAGTAATGACAGTACGCACAAAAGGAATAGATAGATATTATCATTGCGTTGCTACTGCTACATATAAAGGAAGAGATAAATCGTGCGGTTCAATAGTAACTCGCACAGATAATGTGGTACAACCCATATTAGGAATACATGTAGCAGCAGCTTCAGCACATGGTTTATCCATGTTTCATTTTGTGACGAGATCTGAATTAATTAAATTGACGCAAGACACTCCATTAGTGGTGCCGCAAGAAATATCAGGCATTCAATATGGAGATCCTGTGAGTTATCAACAACAGAGCAGCTTACCAGAGACTCACCAATTTTATTACATAGGAAAATTAGACAAAAAATTAAAATCATTTCAAAATGAAAAAACCGACTTAAGACCGTCATTATTGTATGAAGCTTTAGGGCCACATATTACTGAACCGTCTCTATTATCTATGAAAGATTCTAGATTTCCCGAAGAGAAAAAGAAATCTTTTTGGGCGGAGATGATGAAAGGATATCAACATTATTGCACGATAAAATGGGAAGATATTGAGGAAGCAACGCAAAGTATTATAGAGGATAACAACAGAAGAATTTATGAATTGCGAATGTCACCTCGATTATTAACGGATGAAGAAGTTTTGAATGGATCTCCTGATTTTCCATCTTTAGGAAGAATACCAATGAATACCTCATGCGGTTGGCCATATAATAGACAAGGATTAAAGAAAGAACATTTAATAAAAGAAGTAGATGGAAAATTGGTTATGACTCCTAGATTACGAGAAGATTATGAATTGGCTTTAAAGAATATAGAAAAAGGTATTAAACCATTTGCACCATTTACAGCAACTTTGAAAGATGAAAGAGTAAAATTGTCTAAGATATATGAAGAACCAAAATCACGAATATTTATGGCTGGTTCAATAGTACATTTTTTGATAAGCCGCAAATATTTGGGATGGTATGTGGATTTGCATTACCGAAGTAAGGAAACTCATATGGCAAATTTGGACAGATTATCAGTAGATTGGCATTATCTAATTACAAGGATGACAGAAGTAGGAACTCAAGGAATGGATGGAGATTTTAAATTTTGGGATCGATTTATTAATGCGGTAATTAATTACGCTGACTATTATATTAAAATAAATTCATTAGTAAAATTAAAAATCGTGGTACCAGAATCAATAAAATTCTATACATTAGGAGAGTTTTTTAGTAGACCAGATGTCATATTCGGAGAATTAGTATTTACAGCTAACGGATTAACACCTTCAGGAGCCTTAAATACTTATAATGGAAATTGTGATAAGAATGAAATAATACACAGAGCAGGATATTTAGCGATAACTAGAAGGACTTCACCATTGGATTGCAGTATAAGAGTGTATAAAACTAAAACAAGAGGCATTAGAGGGGGAGATGATACATGGCAGCAAATAATGGAATCATTGTTGCCTTATTTTAACGGAAAATTATTTGCTGATTGGTGTGCTTCAAAAAATATAACTATGACTGATCCAGATAAATCAAAAGGAGACATGCCTAAAAGTAAACATTTTAAGGAAATACAATTTTTGAAGAATAAAACAGGAAGAATGCACGGATTTTACGTACCATTAGCTGATTATGAATCTACCAT